AACCAGAAGTAAATGAACCAGAACCTGAGCCAGAACCAGAAGTTTCTGAGCCAGAACAAGAGGAGGTACAAGATGAACCTACTGAAGAAGATACTAAGGAAACTGAACCTACTACGAAAGAGGAGCCTGAGCAGGAAGAAAGCTCACCAGAGGTTGCTAAAGATGAAGATAGCGAAGAAGATATGGAAGAAACAGAGGATAAGGATCAAGACGAGGTAAAAAAAGAAGAGAGTAAAAAAGAAGTCGCAGCTAAAAAAATATTAAAGAAGATGGGTGATAAGGGTAGATATGACTCTGCAAATCAGTTAAAAACATTAATTGTGATGCAAGTATTAGGTAACTCTAAATCATTCTTTGAAGGTCAACAAAGTTTAAATGATATACAAGGATTCTTTACAGATAATGCAATACCTGATGCTGAACTAACAACTAACAACATAGCACAGTACTTTCTATTTGGAGGAAGTGACGTGCTTATGGATGAAATGATAATGCAACAATGGCAGAAGTAAATATAGGAGGCATAACTTTCAAGGGCGGAAAAATGCTCGCAGTGATACTAGCATTGAGTAGTACTGTTGGTGTTTTATATGGCGGTTTTGAGATGTTCAAGAAATTTCAGGATATGTCTGCGCAGATTGAATCTTATGTTGCCCCAGACCTTTCAGCGTTTGATAAGACTATTGCTTTGACTAAAGAAGAAATGAAAAGCAAAACAGATCTAATACAAACAGAAGTTGAAATGATAATGCAAGAAATGGAAATGATGATGTCGGAAATCCGCTTAGTGAGTGATGTGGCAAACGAATTGAAAAACGACCTTCGGCAAGATGTAAGAAGAGTAGAAAAAATTGTCAATGATGTAGAACAACAAGTTAAAGAAGATGCTAGAGATAATTCAAAAGATTTAAAGATTGCAATAGATACTGTTGAAGAAGACATGACAAAATTAAAAACGGACTTAGAAGAAAAAATGAAAGAATTACAAGAGAGTATTGATAAACAAATTAAGTTAACTCTTGCTAACCCACTAGCACAAATGAATAAATAATGAAAATATCAGATAACACAGCGATAAGCATGCCTATGAGAAACCTAATTGGCCTAATCATGGCCATAGGGATTGGGATCTTCGCCTATAGTGATTTGACTCAAAGGCTGACTCAACTTGAGACAGCAAGACAGCTAATGGAGGCCGATTTGTTAAAAAAAGCTGAGCAGACACCTGTAAATCAGGAATTATACATGTTGTTGGAGTTCCTAGCAGGGCAAAATGAGGTCATGGAAAAAGAAATACAATCTATTGAATCAAACAATATAAATATAGATTTTCTAAAAACACAAGTTGAGAAACTACAAAAAGATGTTGAACATGTAAAAGATAAGGTAAGACAAAATGGCGGTGGTTGAAACAGTATTCGCAATGATGATGATAGTCAATGGATCCATGGATGGGTTTATGAAGACAGATGGTTTATCACATTGCCTTAAAGTTAAGAGAGAAAGTGAGCGCAACTTATCAGATAGCAGATCAAATGTTATTCGATATGAATGTGGTCAAGTAGTAGCAGAACTAGAGCCAGACTCAGAAGGTATTCTTAAAATAAAAAAGATTATAGAGCGTAAATAATGGCAGCAAAACTACCAAATAACCAATACTTTACACCTGTCAAAAAAAGAACTAGTATAGGTAATTCTTCACGCAGTAGGCCAAAGAATAAAAACAAACGACGTCAACACGTTAAATATAGAGGTCAAGGTCATGGGTAAATTGTGTCCAAAAGGAAAAGCTGCAGCAAAAAGAAAATATGACGTTTATCCATCAGCTTATGCCAATATGTACGCTTCTGCAGTTTGTTCAGGAAAAGTAAAATCTAAAGCTAATGGAGGGATGCTTGCGTCTAACAGACTTTCACAAAAAAGAAAAAAGGTTTCTCATCTTAACAAAGGTGGTATTGCGAGAGGATGTGGTGCGGTTGCAGAAAACAAACGTAAAAGAACAACAATCACTTAATGGCAAAGAAAGGATTAAGAGCATGGGTCAAAGAGAAGTGGGTGGACATTGGAGCCCCGAAGAAAGACGGAAAATATCAACCTTGTGGAAGGTCAAAGGAGAGCAAAAGAAAATACCCGAAATGCGTTCCACTTGCAAAAGCCACACGGATGACAAAGTCGCAAAAGGCGAGTGCTGTCAAACGAAAAAGAGCTGCAGGTAATCCAGGTGGTAAGCCTACAAATGTAAAAACATTTGCAGCTAGTGGAGGTTATATTTCAAAAGAAAGAAGAGCAGGAGCAGCCGTAAGAGGCTTCGATTTTAAAGGTGTATTCTAAAAAAGAAATAACAGATGACGTTCGTAAATGGTCAGAGCATTTTTTAGAAGTTCCCAATAAACATTTAGGTGGTTTTCCAGCATGTCCTTTTGCTAAAAAAACATGGAATGATAACAAAGTTATTATTGAAATAAAAAGAAAATATAAACAATATAAAGCAGAATTAAACGCACATATAAAACAATTAGATTTTAAGGTGCATGAAATATTAATATTTTGTGACCCTTACTTTAATTATTCACTTGATGAGTATCAAGAAGTAATAGATTCTTATAATGAGTGGTATAACAAAAAAGATATATTTTTTATGGGATTTCATCCTAAAAATCCAGCTAATGAAGAAGAACAAGAGTTTTTAGTAACACCGACTGGGGAAATGCCAGTCGTTGAAAGTGACCTAGCCTATTCTATGATGCTAGTACAAAAGTTCTCGCAATTACAGGAAGCTTCTGATAAACTACATAAATCTGGGTACTATAAATTGTGGCCTAGAGGGTACTATCAAGACGTTGTGGTATCTAGACAAAAAACCTATAAACGAATATTCGGAGGTCAACATGATGGGTAAGAAAAAAAGAGTAGGAATGATGAAAAAAGGCGGAAAGCCAGTTGTTAAAAAACGTGGTGGTGGAGCCATGGGTCCTAAGAAGAAAAAAGTCACTAAAAAAAGAGGTGGTGGCATGATGGGCGCTAAGAAGAAAAAGGCAAAATAATAAATGCCAACTTATGCATCAACCGCAAACTTTGATCTGTCTATAGACGATATAGCAGAAGAAGCTTTTGAACGTTGCGGTCTTCAAACTCGTAGTGGATATGATATAAAGACCGCTAGGCGTTCTATTAATTTAATGTTAGCTGAATGGGCTAACAGAGGATTAAATCTTTGGACAATTCAAAAACAAGAAAAGGCTTTAGCTGCAACTACAACATCTTTAACAGGCACAAGTTTATTTGGAAGCTCTGCAGATGATTCTCAACAAATAATAGATATTACCGATGTCGTGATTCGTGATTCAAGTAACAATGAATACTCAACAACATCAATTAGTCGTTCTACTTATTTAAATTATACTGTTAAAACAACCAGCGGACGACCAAGTCAATACTACTTTGAGCGTACGATAAACCCAACGCTATTTCTATATCCTGCAGCCGATACAACGTACACTCTAGTATATTATGCTCTTGTTCGGATGAAGGATTCGGGCGCTTACACAAATAACGCTGAGATTCCTTTTCGATTTCTTCCATGTTTAACTGCTGGATTAGCTTATTACATAGCTATGAAAAAAGCGCCAGATAGAATTCAATTATTAAAACAAATTTATGAAGATGAATTTCAACGAGCAGCAGCTCAAGACGGCGAAAGAACAAGTTTATTTTTATCACCTAAAACTTATCTACCAGGAGTTTAATAATGGGCAAATACGCATCTGGTAAATTTGCAAAAAGAATATCAGATAGATCTGGTATGGCTTTTCCTTACAACGAAATGGTTCAAGAGTGGAATGGTTCGTGGGTTCATGTTAGTGAGTTTGAACCTAAACAGCCTCAACTAGACCCTTTACCGATTGTAACAGATCCTCAATCTTTACAATATGCTAGGTCTCAAATAGCTAACTCAAGAGTTTTTGTTGGTGGTGCTACAGGCCCTATAAATGCTGGAAGAACAGTAACCAGACCAACAACTGGTGATGCTGCTTATGATGGTGAGGGATTTGGAACGACAGTAAATCAATTTCAAACATTAGATATGCCTGTTACAAACTTTTATGCAAACGGAGTATCTTATGCCTCTACACAAAAAAGTATGATGCCTTTGAGTGTACAACAACCAAATAAACCTACACAGTTGAATTCTCGCGTAGGTAATGTTACAGTGAGCACGTCATGACCGATTATTCCGATTTAACAGATAACGTAAGAAATTACACAGAAACAAGCACAAATGTTCTTTCTAATACTGTTATTCAACCTTTTATAGAATCAGTTGAAGATAAGATAAGAAGAACAGTAGATTTAAATTATTACAGAAAATACGACACAGCAACACTAACAGTAAATAATGCTTTTTTACCACTTCCCTCTGATTGGGAGGCAACGAGATATATTCAATTAATAGATAGTAACGATGACAGAACTTTCTTGATACAGAAAGATATTTCGTTTATGACTGAATACGCACCAGATAGAACATCTGCAGGTGCTGGAACGCCTAAATATTATGCTGACTGGGACCAAGATACACACTATCTAGCGCCAACCCCGAACGCTGCATTAACTGTAGAGCTCGCATACACGTATAAGCCTCCTGGTTTAACAAGTACAAATACATCAACTTGGTTAAGTCAGAACGCTCCAAACGTGCTATTGTATGGTTGTATTTTAGAAGCACTTGGATACTTGAAAGGTCCAGCGGATATGATACAATACTATGATAAAATGTATAATCAGTCTGTACAGGCTCTTGCCACATATGAGATGGGGCGTGACCGTAGAGACGAATTTCGAGATGGCGTTATTCGTATCCCTCTCGAGTCTAGGAACCCATAGGAGATTATTATGGCAATTACACAAGCTGTAGCTAACAGTTTCAAAGTGGAGATCCTGAAAGGCCTACACAATTTTACGGCTACGACGGGGAATGCTTTTAAACTAGCGCTATACGACAGTGAAGCAACATTAAGTAAATCAACAACTGCTTTCACACAAACTGATGAAGTGGCAAATTCAGGAACTTATTCTGAGGGTGGAGGAACAT